CTGCGACCTTAGAATTGTGGGAAAAGCCTTTGCTACCCAAAGATTACGGTTTATTCCCTGACATTGTGATGAATGCCGATATCTTAGATATTGCCTTAAATCGGGAGTGGCCAGAAGCATGACTATATTAAATCGGCTGTATGCCTCTGGCGGATCAGAGGTGGAAATTGAAACCTTGCAAATTAGGGTCAATGGTGAGGATTACTGGCTAACCAAAGGTTGGGATGATATTGAGGCAAAACTTGAAGATGGGCGACTTGTCACTTTTATTGCGTGCGGAATGGATATTGCGCTACCAGCACGCAATGAAGATGGTACTCAAGATCTAAAGTTTGCGATCAGCAATATCGACGGCATTGTATCGGGCGCGATACGGGAGGCGATTGACAAGTACAACGAAAATTCCAACGGCACACTGGCAGAAGTCACTTATCGGCAATACCTTGATATTGATCTCACCGCACCGAGTAAGCCACCTTTCACACTAACCGTTAAATCAGGTAAATGGACGTGGGCCGATGTACAAATCACCGCAGGTTATATGAATATCCTCGATACGGCATGGCCTCGTCACCGCTATAACCTTGCTGAGCATTCAGGGCTTCGCTACCTCTCCTAGGGGAATTCTATGTTTAACATTGATAAATACCGTTCTGTCATTTGGCAGAAGGGCGGACGCGCTTATCCTCATTTAGATTGTTATGGCATCGTTCACGAAATTCGGCAGGATTTGGGTTTACCAACATGGCCAGTTTTTGAAGGTGTAACCAAAGACGATAACGGGTTGGATAAAGAGGCTAAGTTACTAGCGAAAACAGTCAGTCGTTGTGGGCCGGTACATGGGGCTGTTGCCGCCTGTTATACCAGCAGCATGATCACCCATGTTGCCATTATTGTGAATATTAACGGGTTGCTTCATGCCGTTGAGTGTAACCCAAAATCAAATGTCACCGTTTTGCCCTTATCGCGATTTGAGCGGCGATTTACTAAAGTGGAGTATTACCAAGTGACTATTCGCATTTATCCTTCACGTCTTCAGGGTGAGCCGTTAGAAACTCACCAACACGGTAATATGACCTTGCATAATTGGCTAGTGGAGAAGGTGAAACGGGTATCATAATGAAGGTACCCAGCCAATCAGTATTGATGTTAATGGAACCCGTATTCATCCGAGCGATTGGCCACTCACTTTTATTCGCGCTGAAGATGACGTGAAAGTTTACCCGGTCCCCTTTGGTTTTGAAGCCGCGACTATCGGTTGGATTGCGGTGGGGATCGCTGTAGCGACAGCGGCGTATTCTATTTTTTATGATGCGCAATATTGATGTTGGCGGCTATTCATCTTCGGGCAATGGGTGACCAGCTTGAGCTAAACCCTGCGAAAGCCAACAGTGCTAAATTGGGCGATCCCATCCGTGAAGTGCTTGGGCGGTTTCGGGTGTTTCCTGATTATTTAGTCCAGCCGATTAGCCGATTTGATAAAGCCGACCCGAAAATATACCGTACGCAAATGTTTTTATGTGTCGGTCGTGGTAATTTTGCGATCAATGCATCTAACATTAAAATCGGTAATACCCCGATATCGTCATTTGGTGATGATGTGAATTATGCTATTTATCAGCCTGGTGTTGATGTGTCGGGGGATGTTCGTACCGAAAATTGGTATAACTCTACCGAAGTCGGTACCACAACCGCAGGTACCACAGGGCTTGATTTGAGCTCCAGCGCCCCTAAAAGTGTCAGTGTGAATGCCGAGGCCGTGGCGGTTTCGGGTACGTCTATATCGATGATCAACACCGAGTCGAGTGACGAAGAAACCCCCAATGATTCGACTATCCCTGCTTCATGGAAGGCGGGGTCTATTATCACCATAGAAGCACCAGACACGTTTACGGTGAAAACGGAAAATAGCCACAGCGTCATTTATGGCGATATGAGTGAGTTGGTGCCGTATGTGGGCCAGCCGATCACCTTAGTCTTTAATGATAATCACTATGACTTATTCGTAAAAAGCTATGCGTCGCGTCAACCTGCAGTACCAGGAGTCGGCGGTATTGCGGCCTCTATTGAAGCTAATGAATCACCCCGAACGTATGATTTCACGCTCGAGCCTGAAACCTTTGCAATTAGCTGGCAAGGTGTGGTGTATTACATTTCACTCTTAACCGACTACGTGACTATGAGCGGCTTAGTCAACACGATCACAACTCAACTGGTGGGGGCGGGGTTAGTGGCGCGGGATGTGTCAGGGCGTATTGTTGTAACCGAAGAATCCAGCCCTTATATCGGCGGTAATATTCTTGCGTCATCATTACCCGATTCAGTTTTTGGTGCTGAACCCCGCTTTAATGGTGGTATTCCATCCTCAGGCGGTACACCTGCGATAGAAGCACATGTTTCGCTGGCTTATAACAGTGCGACAGGCTCTCCTTTTTCGGGCTTACCGGAAGGCAATCAGCGCCTCAGCCTTGGGCTAAAAGGCAATCAGTATAAAATTACGGAAATTGACGGTCTCACCCTCAGCGTTGAACGCTTTACGATAGAAAAAGATGAGTCAGGGAATGATGTTACAGTTATTGATACCAATTGGCAGGGCTTCCGTGAGCGTACTTTGTTAGATTTCAGTATCACCGGCATTAATGACGAACAAAACTGGATAGGGCCATTTTTAGCTTGCCCCAATGGGGAAACCACCAACCGCATGGAGCTCAATATTGTTTTCCCTGCAGGGTTGGCCTCTTATGATAAAAAAGGGCGTCGTGGTTCACGTGAAGTGAAAATTGCCGTTCAGTATCGAGGGGTTAATGACACGGAGTGGGTAACAAAAGAGTTTCGCTATAGTCGCAGTACCGAAGACCAAATCGGTTTTACGGAAGTATTTGAACTGCCTCAGCAAGCGCAATATGAAGTCCGCGTTAGACGTGTGTCAGATGTGGGTGGTGGCAGTACACGCGACCAGTGCCACTGGCAAGCATTGCGTGCATTATTAACATCACGACCAGCACGCTATGAAGGGCTCACCACGATTGCATTGACGGTGAGAACCGGTAACCGATTAGCAGCTCAATCTGACCGTCGTATCAATGTGGTAGCAACTCGACTGTATGGCAATCATCCGTCACGCAGTATCATGCGTGCTTTTTATCATGTGTTAAATAGCCTCGGTATGAATCACACACAAATTGATAATATGGCCATCGAGGAGTTACACAATACGTATTGGTCGCCGCGTAACGATGCTGTTTGATTGGTCATCAGAAAGTAGCAGTGAGTCGGCATTAAAAGTGATGCAGCGAATTTGCAAGGCGGGTATGGGGGAATTTTTGTTAACAGAAGGGCTAGCCTCCGCGTACCGAGAGGGCATTAAGCCGTGGACGGGGATCATTAGCCCACAAGAAACTACCGAAGATTTACAAACGGGCTTCACTGCGCCTTCAGAAGATGACTATGACGGCGTGGATGTCACTTATATTAACGGGGTGACATGGGCTGAAGAAACCATCCAGTGTCGAACTAAAGAGAATCCAACACCGAAGAAGGTAGAGGACTATCAAGCAGATGGCGTATTAAATCCCACCATTGCGTATCGCATTGGTATGCGTCGACTCATGAAACATCTACACCAGCGACTAAGTTACTCAACGGCAACCGAACTGGATGCGCTTTGCTATAACGTTGGGGATCGCATTGTATTTACGGATGATATCCCGAGCAATAAAACCATTAGCTGTTTAGTGATGAATATGAGCCATGACCAGGAGCGAATTATTCTCACTGTTAACGAGCCGCTTGATTGGTCATTTGAGCAACCACGCTGTTTAATTCGACTGCAAGATGGCAGTGCATCACGGCTTTTGGTGCCCATGCAAATAGATGAATATATGCTATCTATTCCGTTCTCCAGCGAGTTAGAAATTGATTCATGGATAATGGACGATCCGTATATTGAACCTCCCCGGTTGATATTCTGTTCGTCTAAATACGTGGGCTATGACAGTATCATGCAGGAAATCACGCCTAACTCGGATGGTACCTGCCAAGTTATTGCTAAAGAGTATAAAGCGATTTTCTATCTTGTCGATGATGCTGATTATCCAGCATAAATAAACCATTACCTCAATTATTAACCTCGCC